GGCGCAATGTGCGCCTCCTCGACTGCAACGTCCCAATCATGGCCTGTTGCACGTGGCCAACCAACCATTCAAGGTTGGACGCCACCTATAGGGTAAATCCGAGGGCTCAACATGGACATAAGAAATCGTCTAAAAACGACTTCCGCTGCCCAGGGAGAGCTTTACTACTGGTCGAAGGCTGGTTCGCCTCCGGTCTGGAGTAAGTACGGCTTCGAGTATAACAGCTTCGATGCCGAATCTCGGACTATGATGGACTATTGGCACAAGGTGATGAGGTCGGCGGCTTTAGCAAAGCCGCCACTTCCCCCGTCAGACCTTGAGCTTACCATCATTCGGCGCGACCCGGCTTTGTTTAACCGGTTAGTTCAGACTACGGGCGTGGCACAACTTGTGTCATGGCCTACGTCGACTAAACATCGCGTATTGTCTCACGGCAGTATCTACGCTCCCCGGGGATCCGGTCAGAGGACTTCTGAGAACTCACTTTGGACTCAGAAGCTCCTGGCCGATACAAATCCCCATCGAAGTGAGTACTCTGTACCCATTGCGATAAAGGAGGCCGCAGAACTTGCGTCACTCTTCAAGATAGCAGGAGGGACTCTTGCACAGTACGTTGGAGGCAACTATCTGAACTACAAGTTCGGATGGCAGCAGTTCCACCGTGATGTGCAAACCCTGACTACTATTGTGAAAGTCATTGACTCTCGCATCTTAGAGATTAAATCTCTTCGCTTGAAGGGCGGTTTACGTAGGAACGTCGCACTTCACAGTGCTAGTTCTGATAGCGTTCAAACAAACGTTATCATTAACTCTACGTACGGGACTACCATACGTGCAAGGATACGTACCACATCGCGCCTCAAAGTCAGAGGTTCGGTGAGGTGGTATTCCAAGATGTATGGTATCCTGAACTCTCGCCCAATTCCCGATTTTGAACGGGCTTGGCGTGCAGTCCTCGATCTTGAGGAACTCGACCCTACTACCACTTGGGGGTTGCTACCCTTTTCGTGGTTAGTTGACTACTTCATCAACATCTCTGAATTTCTTCAGGGACAAGAAGGAGCAGATGAGGTCGAGCCGGATGATATCTGTATCATGCGGTTTTGCACAACGAAAGTTACGGAGACAATTACCTCAGTGTCAAACTTCTGTACAGCTGTTCGTAATGGTACTCATACCATGACGACGAAGTCCAGAGATGTTTGTTACCCAGGTACCTTCCCTATAGCAGATACTTCGCTGTTTTCACAGTCGCAGTATCTGATCCTTGCGGCTCTGCTAGCTAGATTTAGCAGCAGGTAGATCCCATTAAGAGGATCGCTCGCAAGACAACTTTTGTGTGAGGACAATATGCTGGCATCGCCAACTACCATTACGATCGATGGTACGGCTCATTCTTTGAGCCGTATCAACTCTGGAGAGCCCTACAGTTCTGTGTACCTCAAAAAGGCCACGAACCTCGAGCTCCGCTTGACGATCCGCCATTCGTTCGAAAGTGCGAAGAACGGGGCTGTCAAAGTCGAACGGCACAATGCGGACCTGATCCACACCACATGGGATGCAAACGGTATTCCTACCGTCACGCAGACCTATGGGGTGTTCAGAACTCCGCAGAATGTCGATCCAGATCGCGTCGCCGATCAGCAAGTCGGGTTCAACACCTGGCTTACTGCCAACGTCGTCGCCTTGAGTAATTGGGAGTCCTAAGAACAAGGACAACCCACCCACAAGACGGGGTAGTTAGGTAGCTCGCTACAAGAGAGATCTCTATGAGAACATCTCAGAATAGCTTGTTACTCTTCCTCACAGGTTACGCAGAAGCTATGTTTAAGGATATAGCCTATGCGTACTTGCACCATAGTGATTGGGAACGCGACAAGTCGCGTCTCCTTCACGAACTGGGGGTTCACGGGTCGAGAGTTATGACCCTAGATCTCCCAGCCCTCTGTAAGCATCTAGAACGATGCTTGGATCAAGGACTGTACATTCCTTCTGGACTCTACCTCGGTAGAATTCAATCGAAGGTGGTCAAGGTCCCCGTATTCCTACGGGATCTTTACCTACAGATCTTTGATCTAGAGGGGAAGCTGAGGTTAGCTCCGAATCCTGATGCAGTTATCTGTATCAGGGCTCTGAGTCTGTCATCTAAGAAACTTAGAATCTCATTCTCAGATAGGAGCTTGCGAAATGAAATCTCAAAGTTCACTCGCATTGAGCAGGAAATTGTTCCTCCAGACCTCGATTGGTCTGGGGATCACTTGTTCGGCGATAACAGTCCTCACTGTTCAGGGGTGCAGCTTGCACTTCCAGAATGTGAAGGAACTGGGTCTCCCAACGTCCAAGGCGGAGGAAGAAGTGATCGCAATTCACGATTACTTCCACCAAACCCTGAACGAGGAGTTCTTCGGAGGAGTGGACGGGGCTTTCGCCCAACCCATTTCTCTGATATCTCTCGAGGGACTATCGTTGAACAACAATTTCGGCTCCGAGGAGACGAGGAAGATGCGGTTTGTCCCGCATCCCTTCTCGCTTCCAGAGAGCGTGCTACCCTGCAGCATATCTGCGACAGGGTCGCTGCTCAGTTCGGAGACCTCTCACTTGAGCGGCCTTCTGAACTACCTCAGCATGGTCCTGGTGTCGTGTCCGATCAACAGAGAGGCGATTATAAGTACGCCTTTCCTTTCTGGCCACGAAAACTCGAGTCCACATACCCGTGCGATTACTACGGGAGTCCCAACCTGGGATCTCCTGAAGGCATCGCACCTCAGAGCACCGGATGGAAATCCACGAATCGTGAATTTCCATCTCGGTTGATTGCTGTCCCAAAGACGCAAAAGGGACCTCGGCTGATTGCCGCGGAACCTGTTGCGCACCAATGGATACAGCAGCTGGTCAAAAACCAGCTTGAAGCTCGCCTAGCTGATACGCCGCTTAAGAACTGTATCTCTTTCAGAGACCAGTCCCCAAACGGTAAGTTGGCTATGCAAGGTTCGAAAGACGGTAGCTTTGCTACCATCGATCTTTCCTCTGCTTCTGATCGGCTGTCCCTACGAACTGTGGAGCGGGCGTTCAGGTCTAACTTGACCATCCTGACCGCTCTTCATGCTTGTAGGACGCGCTGGCTGAGCTATAGGAGTGAAGATGAAGAGTTCTTCTTAAAACTCAACAAATTCGCGCCTATGGGGTCGGCTGTTACCTTTCCGGTACAGTCGATTATCTATGCGATGATCGCCATAACTGCTATCATTCTCGATAGCGGGAAAACGGTCACATCAAGTAGCATAGAATGGGCATCGCACCAGGTGCGGGTGTTCGGCGATGATATCATCGTCCCGACACACGCATGCAAGTTAACCATCAAACTTCTCCAGGAACAAGGCCTAGTCGTTAACACCGATAAGACTTTCTATACCGGAAGGTTTAGAGAGTCCTGCGGTGTCGACGCCTTTATGGGGCACGATGTGACCCCACCCTATATTCTGGAGTATGATGGCTTAGACCAACCCGGCAAAATTGCCTCCCTGGTAAAAACTAGAAATAATTTTTACCTCAAGGGTTATTGGCATACAGCCTATTGGCTGCAGTCGCTGGTACCCAGTGTAGCTCGTTTGCTACCTGACATTCCAGCGTGCCGGGATGCCTTCGGGATAAGTTCCTGTCTTGGTGAGGATACTCATCACCTGCGTCGCAGGTATAATGAGGCTCTTCATCGCTACGAGGTGAAAACTTTCATCCTTGTAGCTAAGAAGAAGACAGTCGCCCCCGAGGGATATTCGCGACTCCTCCAGTGGTTCATTGAAAAGCCACGGGCCGACATCCTTTGGGATGGAGGTCAAGTCGTGAAATCAGACGTGTATTCACGTCTGGGGTGGAAGTATGAAGGTTCAATTAGCGAGACTCCGAGCCATTGGAGTCCTGCTACTTCAACTTCCTAGTGCGGAGAGGACTGCTTATCTCTGATTGGCGGTTTCTTCCGCCTAACGGAGTGCAGTGCCTCTCTGTTCAGGTGGTCGAAAGACCA